GAAACGATCTATCTATATGCGGCGAGTACAAATTAAAACCACCGAAGGGTGGGATGGTTAATGCTGAAAATGCAAAAGCCCAGTTAAGGGCGTTATTCGGTGGTTGATATGATGACAAAGAAGAAGCCTGCAGTAAATAAATCTAAAAAAACAATTAAGGTAAACGGTAGGCCATCAAAGTATTCTGATGCGCTAATCGAAGCAATTTGTGGGCGCATTGCAGGCGGGGAAAGTTTGGTAAAGATCTGCCTCGATCCCCATATGCCATCAAGAAGTTCAGTAATATTATGGCTTACTAAGCATGAAGGGTTTTCGGTCAGATACGCATGCGCACGCGAGGCTCAGGCAGATTATCTACTTGAGGAGTTAGTACAAATTGCCGACGACGGCAGTAATGACACCTATACATCTGAGGATGGCAGGGAGATTACCAATCAAGATGTAATTGCTAGATCGCGACTTCGTGTTGACGCTAGAAAGTGGGTAATAGCAAAACTTTCCCCCAAGAAGTATGGGGACAAAATTACCCAAGAAATTACTGGAAAAGACGGAAAAGACTTGATTTCGAGTCAACCCGTTCTCAACATCTCAAACGACACGACACCAGCGCAGATGAGGGCAATGGTTAAAGCCCTTGGATCACTAGGTAATGACGAATACGATACAAATAAATAATGCCAAGCTACAAATAAGAGAATTAGCCAGGAGTAAAGACAGAGAGTTATTTTCCGATCTTCAAAAAGACCAAATCCATAAAGCATTTCACCATCTCATTGATCCTGGCCACGAGGATTTTGGTAAACGCTTCAATTTCTTCAAGGGTGGCCGTGGCGGTATGCGGACTACTTCTATTGCAAGGGTGTTCGTTGATTGGATGGCTGATCGCCCAGTGCGTCTTTGTGCCGCACGAAGTTTTCAGAACTCTGTCGCAGAATCGAATAAACAGGCAATTATTGATCAGATAAATGCTTTAAATCTACAGCATAGATTTACCATTACCGACAAATACATCGAGAGCGATACAGGAGCTACTTGCACCTTTAAAGGCTTAGAGCGTAATCCTGACAGCTTTAAATCATTTGAATCACTTGATGCCCTGTGGTGGGAGGAAGCAAACGCCGCCACCAGATCAACGCTTGATAAGGTAACTCCTACACTTCGTAAAAAAGGGTCAATGCTGATTTTTAGCTATAACCCCGAAGAACGGGACGATCCTATTGAGAATATTCAACAGATTTATGCCAATCACCCATTAGGTTGCGTTACCCGCCTAACAAATTATTTACACAATCCTTGGATTACCGAGGAATTAGTTGCTGATGCCTTGGCATTAAAAGCCTCAGACTATGAACGCTATCTTCATGTATTTGAAGGTGAGTTCTGGCAACAAAGCGAAGCCTCCATTTTGGGACGTAAGCTAAGAGGCTATGCCTTTGAAGTAGATGAGAGCTATTCCACTCCTTTTATTGGTGTGGACTGGGGATTCTCACAAGACCCAACAGCCGTAACAGAGTGCTACATCAAGGAAAACACTTTATTCATTCGCAGAGCCGCTTCTAAAGTTCGCCTAGAGTTGGTAGATACAGCAGAGTGGCTTTTAGATAAATGTCCCAATATTGGCAAGTTCACCAGTTTTGCCGACTCTGCCCGTCCTGAAACCATATCCATGGTTAAGCGTGAAGTTCGCTTAATGAGAGGTGTTGATAAGTGGGCTGGAAGTGTTGAGGATGGTGTAGCCGTATTACAAAGTTTTAATGAAATCGTGGTTCACCCTGATTGCGCTCCTAATACATTAAGTGAGTTAAGAGCCTATTGCTACAAGGTGGATAGAAACGACAACATTACATCAAATATCTTAGATGCAAACAATCATTTTGCTGACTCACTTCGTTATGGGCTAAGCCCTAGAATAAAACGCAGAGAATCGGCAAAAGTTAAACCCTTGAGCCTATGAAAAATGTATCGGAAACCTCAGATTTAGTAAGCGCCATGGGTGAAACATGGCCTATGGTGGATGCGTTAATGGGAAAAACTAACTCCATGCGTAAAGCGGGTAAGTTATTACTCCCACAATGGCCTAATGAAGCGGATAGTAGCTATAAGGTGCGCCTAGCTAATAGCGTACTGCACCCTGTATTTAGTAGAACCATTCAGATCATGGCTGCCAAACCATTTATTCAGGCAATGAAGCTAGAGCCTGAGCTACCCAGCTCCATTACTCTGTTAAATGAAGATTGCGACTTACAGCAAACGGGGCTTAATGAGTTCTTTGCTGATCGCTTCGCAGAGTGCCTTTCTCATGGCATTACAGGCGTTCTAGCTGACTATTCAGGTAATGGTGGTAGGACAGTAGCCGATGAGAAGCAAGCAGGCGCAAGGCCGTATTTATGCGCCTATGCTCCGGCCTCTATTCTTGGCTGGCGTTATGAAAATAACAAATTAACCCAACTTCGCTTAATGGAAAGCATTACAGAGAACGATGGGGAGTGGGGCGATAAGACTATTGCCCAAGTTCGAGTGCTCACCATTGGCGCTTGGCAGATTTACCGAAAGAATGAAAAAGACGAGTGGGTATTGTTTACAGAAGGTTCTACTAGCCTCGATGTAATCCCATTTACATTCTTTTATGGTGAAAAGAAATCCTTTGGAGTAGGTCAAAGCCCATTAGTGGACTTGGCTTACCAAAACGTAGAGCATTGGCAGAGTTGTTCGGATCAACAAAGTATCTTGCACGTTGCGAGAGTGCCAATCCTATTCGCCAGAATGTTCGGTCAGAATGAAATCACTATTGGGGCGGGTTGCGCTACTTCCTCAGATAGTGAAGGTGCTGATCTACGCTATGTAGAACACTCAGGAGCGGCTATTTCTGCCGGAGTAGAGGCTATTAGGCAGTTAGAAGAACGGATGCTCCAAGCAGGCGCAGAGCTTCTTACTAAGCGTGATGGTCACACTACTGCTACTCAGATAATGAGTGAGAACGAAGCCAATAGATCAACATTGCAAAATATCGTAGTGGAGTTTGAGGATAGTGTTGAGAGTTGCATTAAGAACCTCTCTTTATGGATCAATGAAGCCTATGATCCTGAAGTGGAAATGTATAAAGACTTCTCCATTGGTGCTACCGATAGCGACATGGATTACATCATTCAGGCTTGCGGCTTAACTATTCTCTCAAAAGAGAAGGTGATTGATGAGATGGTGAGAAGAAACATGATTTCTACAAACGAACCAGAAACACAAACATTCTTACCCTCACCGGAAAAGATAAAAGAACTCAGAAGTAAAGATTCCCAAGCCACCTAACAAGGTGGTTTTTTATTGCCCAAAGCTAGATAGCAGAGGGCGCAACGCTCGGATGAGCAATTAATTAAGGTTGGATGACCCATGAAACTCAAGTTAGACGAAAACGGCAATGCAGTTCTGCAAGACGGAAAGCCAGTATATGTTCACGATGACGGCAAAGAATTACCCTTTGATGCCGCTCAAACCGTAGCCACTATTGCCCGCTTAAACGGCGAAGCAAAAGGAAACCGTGAACGTGCAGAAAAAGCAGAGACAAGCCTAAAGAATTTTGACGGAATTGAAGATCCCGCTCTTGCTCTTGAAGCAATCAAAATTACCAAGAATCTCGATACTAAAAAACTCGTTGATTCAGGTGAAATTGATCGTGTAAAAGCAGAGGCAATCAAGGCGGTTGAGGATAAGTACGCTCCAGTAATTAAAGAGCGTGACGCTTTCCGTGATTCCCTTTACCAAGAAAAAGTAGGCGGTAGTTTTGCTAGATCACAATTGATCTCTGAAAAGCTCGCTATCCCTGCTGACATGGTTCAGGCTCGTTTTGGTGGCGCTTTCAAAGTAGAGGATGGCAATGTCGTGGCTTTTGGTCAAGACGGAAACAAAATCTATAGCAGAGCAAGACCGGGCGAAGTTGCTACTTTCGACGAAGCACTTGAGTTTTTGATTGACCAATACCCACATAGAGATTCAATCCTTAAAGGCACTGGCGCAGTTGGCACAGGCTCAAAAGGATCTGGTTCGGTGGCTACTGGAGCTAAACAAATGAACCGTGAACAGTTTGATGGACTAGGCGCTACTGAGCGCATGGGATTCATTAAAGGTGGCGGATCTCTTATTGATTAAACCCCGTACTGCATGGATATAAGCCCCTTAATCGGGGCTTTTTTTATGTCGCAAATTACTAAAGAAAGCATTAAATATGAGTAATAATTTAACAAGTCTTGCACCAGACCTATTCGAATCATTGGATATTGTTTCTCGTGAACTCGTTGGCTTCATTCCTGCGGTAACGCTCGATGCACAAGCTGAACGTGCTGCATTAAACCAAACTATCCGTATTCCAATTTCCGCAGCTCAAGCCGCAGAAGATGTAACTCCGGGTCAATTACCTCCTGATGATGGCGACCAAACAGTTACTAACAAAGTAATCACCATCTCCAAGAGCCGTATGGTTCCGTTCCGTTGGACTGGTGAAGAACAAAAGGGCGTTAATACAGGCCCCGGCTACAGAAATTTGCGTGTAGATCAAATTGCTCAAGCGATTCGTACACTGGTTAATGAAGTAGAAAGCTCACTTGGCGGTTTAGCTTATACAGCTTCCCGTGCAACTGGTACTGCTGGTACTTCTCCTTTTGCGGTTGATCTTTCAGATCCAGCTAAAGTGCGTAAGATTCTTGCTGATAACGGCGCACCTTTGAGCGATTTGCAGATGGTTATTGATACTACTGCCGGCGCTAAAGTTCGCTCACTCGGTATCTTGACTAAGGCTAATGAAGCCGGTACTACTGTTTTGCGCGAGCAAGGCACATTGCTGGATATTCATGGCTTCAAGTTGCGTGAATCTGCTGGTATTCAGCAAGTTTCCCATCTTGGTACAGGCGCAAGCTATACATTGAATGGCGCACATGCTAAAGGTGCTGTCGTTATTAATGTTCAAGCCGGTACAGGTACGATTATTGTTGGTGACTTGGTTACTATTGGTGGAAATATCTACCCAGTAGCTTCCGTATTGGCTGGTGGATCATTCGGAATTAATTTCCCCGGCTTGGTATCTGCACAAGCTACTGGCGGTTCAGTTGTGCTTGATAGCAATGCTTACACGCCTAACTTTGCTTTCTCACGCTCTGCCATTATCTTGGCTACTCGTGCGCCAGCATTGCCAGAAGAAGGCGATATGGCTGATGACCGCATGGTTATCACCGATCCATTGTCAGGCATGAGCTTTGAGTTTGCCATGTACAAACAATATCGCCGTGTCCGTTATGAAGTAGCTATTGCATACGGCTTCGATAACATCAAGCCAGCGCACAGCGCCCTACTTCTCGGATAGTTAATATTAGGTTAAAATGAATCCTTAACTAAAGGGGGGTTCATTTTGCTTAAAAAGTTTGGTTTAGTCCCCACATCATCTAAAGCAGTTGGTGTTGGGGATGTTTATGGCCGGCTGAAAGTTTTAGCTGTTGGTCAAATACAAAATACTTACAGGTATTTTTCTGTTTGCAAGTGCGATTGCGGAAATATTATTTCAGTAAGGTCGGATGCTTTAAAAAAACCAGTACCAACAAATTCATGCGGTTGCTTACAGCGTGAGGCAATTAAAACTCATGGCTTAACAAAATCTGCTCATTACGACAGGTGGTTTCATATGATGACTCGGTGTTACAAACCCGAATCAAAATCATATAAAAACTATGGTGGTAGAGGTATTACTGTTTGTGAGCGTTGGCACGATGTAGCTAATTTTGTAGCTGATTTGCCTGATGGATATTTTCAAGGAGCAGAAATTGACCGCATTAATAATGATGGGAATTATGAGCCTAGCAATGTTCGATGGGCTTCTAAATCAGAAAATTGCGACAACCGAAGCACTGGCAGAAAATTAACTTTTCGAGGCGAAGCAAAATCTGTAACCCAATGGGGGAAAGAATTTGGAGTTGCTAGATCTGTAATTAGCGAGCGCATTGATGTGTGGGGATGGTCGGTATCAAAAGCTATTACAACCCCAGCGCTTGATAAAAATGAGCGTATGTTGATTGCTAGAAAAAATCGATGGGAAGGCCATCAAAAGCCCGTTAAACCGCCTAAATTTATTCGTCAAACATTCATATACCAAGGCAAAATGCTAGATACAAGCGATCTTGCGGAAGTTACTGGAATACCAAGGCGCATACTAAGCAAGAGGTTGATAGATGAAGGGTGGACTGTTGAAAAAGCAATATCGCAACCTATAAGACAACGATCAAAAACATAAGCCCGCTAGTCGGGCTTTTTCATTGGAAAGAAAATGGGTAGAAGAAAACTAACCGAAGCTGAAAAGCTAGAAGCTAGAGCTAAAAGAGAATCGCAAGAAGCTCCGAAATTACCAAAAATTCAAGAATCACCGTACATTCGGATGGTTCGCAATCCAGCCCGATACCCTGCGCCTCATGAATGCCAAGTGCATATCAACGAAGTTCGCAATTATCAATTTGGCGGCTGGACTAAAGAAAAAACAATCTAAGGATTAAAAATGAAAATGAACAAAATCGAACAAGCAGAAGATCAGACAGCTTTGCACACGGATGAAGAATTCAATGGTGAAGATTTTGAACGGGCTAATGTAGAGCCTTCTGCTCCTGAGCAAGCCGTTGATCTAGTTCAAATGGTACGTGATGATTCATTCCCTGAGCCCCATTCCGCATTGGTTCACCATCAAGAAGTAGACAACTACAGATTAGGCGGTTGGACAAATGCTGACTAGCTCACAAATTACTGATGCTCGAAGATTCGCCGGTTATCCATTAGTAGGGGATACCAATGTTGGGGATCAGAGAGATATGGCGTACTCATGGGTAAGTCCCGGAGTAATGCAAACCTTATTTCACCGCCTTAATTCTTTGAGCGTTGATGAGGAAACAATATTAATTAACAAATACTTAACTCCTTTAAATCTCTTAGAGGATGCAGTTACAGGCTCTAGCGACAACTTAGACACGGATCAAGCTGCCGTTTGGACGCATAACAAAAATGAAGTGCATGATCGCACGGCTTTATTCAATCAGAAGCGCATTGATATGTGCGGCTTTCTTGGCATGGCTACAGGGCCATCGTTAAGTAGCGGGATTGTTAAAGTAAATAGAGGGTAAGTTTATGTCACATGGTGTAAAGCTAATGCTTATTGATGCAAATGGTAATGAAGTTCCAGCAAAAGCGGATTCTAGTGGCGCATTGCTTACAAGTGGCTTATCTTCAAGCGGCGGATCAACTGACGTAGCTGGTGGCTTAATCGCGCTTGGCTTGCCTACCAATCCAGCCGGAGTCCAAGCTGTTACTGCGTTGACTTTTGCTCCATTGACAGCAATTGCTCAAATTCAAACTACACTTACTGCACTTTCATCCTTATCCGATGTTATTGCTGGAAATGTTAATACCTTCGCTGACTTACCAAGCGCATTAACTACGCTAAACGCAATCTATGCCGTTGATAATTCAAGCGGCGTATGGGGAGTAAGTAGAAAAAGTGCTGGACTATATAGAAGCAACGGAACAAGCTGGGTAGTCTTATCTGACTTCGATTCTATTGCCTCGCAAATAAGCTCTAATTCTGCAAATATCACGCTTGAAGCTACTAGAGCACAAGCCGCCGAAGCCTTACTTGCACCTAAAGCAACGACTTACACAAAATCAGAAGTAGATAGCATCACGGCTGGTCTATCTGGTGGTACAGGATCAACTAACTCAACTGGCCCACAAGGTATTCAAGGTATCAAAGGCGATACTGGATTAACAGGCTTAACTGGTGCTAAAGGTGATACTGGTGTTGTCGATCCAACTTTATTAACTGCCGAAATTACTCGTGCTACCAATGCCGAAGCACTATTAACGCCATTGACAGCAGTATCGAATATCAATAACACCTCTGATCTTTTGAAGCCGATCAGTAACGCTCAGTCAGCGATAAATGCTACTTTTGCACTCAATACAGCGCTAATAGCTGAATCAAATACAAGAGCAACGGCAGATACTACTCTCGCTACTAATTTAGCGACTGAGACAACTAATAGATCATTAGCTATTACAGCCGAAGCAACAAGAGCGCAGACAGCAGAAGCCACCGCAGTAACAACGGCCTCAACTGATGCAACTGCCAAAGTCCTGATTGAGAACACACGGGCTATTTCTGCCGAAACTGTACTGACTGCATCAATTTCAGCAGAAGTAACAAATAGAGGTCTGGCAGTATCAGCAGAGGCAACTAGAGCCGGTAATGCCGAAACGCTATTAGCAACAAACTTAGCTACTGAAACGGCTAATCGTATTGCTGCAACTTCATTACTAGCCCCGCAATCGACTACTTACACAATCGCTCAAACTGATTCAAAGATAGCGGCAGTAATTGGAGTAGCCCCAGCAGCCCTCGCTACATTGGCGCAGATCGCAACTCAATTATTAAGCGATGAAAGTGCCGCTGGCGCATTAACCATAGCCGTATCACTTAAAGCTCCATCGGCTAATCCTGTATTTACGGGAACAGTAAGCGGAATTACTAAAGCAATGATCGGATTGGGTGATATACCTAATCTAGCGTTCTCAGGATCGAATACGGGCGATCAGGTAATCCCTACAACATTACCCGCCTCAGACGTAAGCGCATGGGCTAAGTCACCTACTAAGCCTGCATACACCTATTCAGAAGTAGGCGCACAAGTAGCGGGTACTTATGCAACAGGGACAGGATCAGCTAGTGGAGTAAATACAGGCGATCAGGTATTGCCCACATTAACCAGTTTAGGCCTTAACAATGTAAACAATACAAGCGACCTACTTAAACCGCCAAGTACAGCGCAGGCCGCATTAAATGCCTCTTATGCTTTAACAACGGCGGTTACGGCAGAAACAAGCAGAGCTACAACCGCAGAGTTATCAAAAGAATCGCTCTCTAATAAGGGCATGGCTTTGGGTTACCAAGGTCTTAACGCTTTAGCTCGTGCTGATTACTTAAACGCACCAGTTTATGACGCAACAAAAGCCTATATTGCTGGTGACATAGTTCGCTATACCGATTCCAGTGTTTACTCTGCCGTTGGCTCAGTTCCTGCAAATACAGTTTGGGCTATAGGAACAGTAGGGGCAGTATGGAAATCATTAGGCGGGTCTAGTTCAGTAAGCACTTCTAGCAGCTTACAGACCGTTGGCGAATACAGATTATTTTCTTCTTCATTAGCGCCATACACAGGATATTTACGCCAAGCATCAACAGGAAATTTAAGCGCAAGCTATCCAATTCTTTCGGCTAATTTAGCCTCATATACGGTAACAACAACCCAAAGAGTTCTACCAGCATCAACGGGGTGGGTTTCTGTTGCTTGGAATGGTGCAGTATTTTGCGCAATTTCAAATTCCGCAATATGTGCGACAAGTCCTGACGGAGTTAGTTGGTATCAACAGACAATGCCTGTTTCAAATAATTGGCAAGCTATATCGTGGAATGGCTCATTATTTTGCGCTATTTGCTACGGCTCAACAATTTATGCAACCAGCCCAAACGGAGTAACTTGGACACAAAGGGCGTTACCAGTTTCCAAAAGCTACATTTCAATGGCTTGTAACGGAACTACTTTTTGTGCGATTGCTATAAGTTCAACAGGTTGCGTATCAAGTCTTGACGGGCTGACTTGGACACAGGGAGTGCTACCGTCCGCCGCATCTTGGAATTCCATTGCATCAAATGGAAACATATTCTGTGCCGTTGCAACTGGTTCATCTACCTGTGCAACAAGCCCCGATGGAATTACATGGACAACACGAGCAATGCCAGTTATGGCAGATTGGACTGTGATAGCTTGGAACGGAAGTATATTTTGTGCTCTCGCCTATAACTCGACAATATCCGCTACAAGTCCAGATGGAATCAATTGGACTCAACGGGTTCTTCCTGTATCTCTATCTTGGTCTTCCCTTGCTTACAACGGATCGTTATTCCTAGGAATAAGTGCGAATTCAGCAAACTCAATAACCAGTCCTGACGGAATCAATTGGACACAAAGAGCGCTCCCTGTATCGGCAAACTATCAAGCGGCATCAGGTAACAGCACTACATTTTGCATGATCGCTGCCAACTCTACTGTCGCACTATCAATGAACGCAATTAAGGTTTCAACCTTTACTGTTAATGCGATGACTGAGCCTTCCGGCTTCCAATACTGGGTAGTCGCAGGATAAGCCTTACCGATTCAAACCACCAACCACCTTCGGGTGGTTTTTTATTGCCTAAATTTTCCCCTAAATTAAAGGAACACTATGTCCGTAACTGAAACACTAATCGCCCAACTAACTGCCGAAGCAACCGCTACTGGTCACGCCATTGGTAATGTAGCTAAGAACCTCGTATCACTCTTTTCTGCTACATCCGAAGCAATCTCAACAGGCGATACAGACTTACAAGCCAAGATTGATGCAGTAACCCAACAAGTAACAAGCCTAACCGCTGGCCTTGATGCTAATACCCTGGCTGATCTTCAAAAGATTGCAGAGATCATCACCACTGATGAAGGCTTACAGTCATCCATCACCACATTGCAAGGCTTAATTACTGCCAATCAAACAGCTATTGCCGATGCACAAGCAGTAGAGGCACGCTTAAATACAGCATTAACTAAAGCTGGCGCAGACATTACAGCACTTCAAGGTCTTACTGTAGCCATCCAAGCAGCAGCACAAGCGTTAAATGATCGTGTATCCGCAACAGAAACACGCCTCACAGCGGTAGAAGGCCGAGTAAACGCAGTAGAACAAGACGTATCAAGCCTTAAATCCGACTTAGCAGCAGTAGCAGTAAACGCACCCGCAGCTATTTCTATGGGATTCCTCCAAGCAGTAGGTGGAACTGCCCCAGTAGTAAGTATCGGCGGTAAGTCAGTAACCTTAAACGTAGCTTAATTAGATGACAACGCCAACGGGTGACTTAATTGTCGATAGCCTTCGTGCTCAAGCGAGTACAGGGACAGCCGTTGGCGTATTAGCTAAGAACGTAGGTAGCGCAATAAACACGGTAGCCTCAGTAGTAACAGAAGAAATAGCCCATAGGCAAGAACTACAGCAACAAACCTCAGTCTTACTACAAAGAGCGGGGATTCAATCCTTAGAGAGTGCCCCAGTAGTAGGCAACGCAACAATCCAAACAATTCAAGCTACACAAGCAACGGCTGGTGTAGTAGTAGCGACAGGAACAATACATGGCTAATCTGTTATATGTTGGTGATAGCAAAATTCCGTATTCGGTAATAGGTGGAACAACGGCCTATATTCAAATGACTGTCACCGTACCAGTAAAGATTCTGAATTCTGCTACTGGAGTAACCTCCATAGTTCAAACACCAATTTCTTTTGGCGATGCCACTATTTCAGCTGGAGCTTATGTTGGAAGCGGGGGAGCAGAGCAAGCGATTGTTTCAGACTCAGGATTAGGGGATGGTTCAATTCTAGTAAACCTTACTAGCGCTTCAACATCATTACTTTCCCAGCAGCAGGGTGTAGTTTTGGCAACATTGGATTTAAGTGCAACTTTAAATAAGCCAATTGTAAATACAAGCTATCAAGCTGGGGACACCATAGGATATAGGTGGTCGTTTTTTATTGAGGCGAATATTAAGCCCTAAAAGCAAAATTGCAGAGAGGAAGCGAATGAACGCAGATCAAATTAACGCAAAGATTTATGCTGGAAGAGGGAAGGTAGCTCTTAGGCTTGGATCAAGCAACGTTGTTTACAGGCCTTTTAAAGCAAGTAATCCACTTACAAACCCTATTGCAACAATAAGCGCATCTTTTAACTCTGGTGATAACAAGTATGCAATGCCGAATATGCCGGGCGATCCGATTTGGTTCGGGGACTTTGATGCAAGAATTACGCAGGCTGGTGATTATCTGGTTAGATCTTCCGATGCGACGAATATAAAATACATTGCGTCTCAACAGCCTTTATTGCCAATTATCGTTATTGAGTGCAATAGGTCGATCATGCTTTCACGATCAAATATCAATACTGGAATTTCAGAGCCAACAAAAATAGGGGCTATGCCTTATGTTGGTGTCAGCGTCTTGCTATCAGTTGATGTATTTGGAACAAGTGCCGCTAGTGGTGGTTTTATTGGTTGGCCTTGCTCAATAATTCAGGGTAAAGGTGGGTCAAGGGTGCAGGGAGCATTACCTACAAGTTCATTAAGTTTGTTTGGCTGGTCAATCATGCTTCCTTCATCAATACCTGAAATTATCAGGGCGGGCGACGTTCTAACGGATGACTTAAATAGAAATTACAGCGTTAGTGGCGCAGAGCTAACCGACATTGGATGGCGCATTGCAGCCGTGGAGATTCATCAATAATGGCAGATATAACCGATGTAGGAGATGCAATTGTTCAGGTAATTGCTTTAATTGCTTATCCAAGCGGAATAAGCCAGCCATCAATGACTGGCGCACCCATAGTAATTTATCAAGGATGGCCTAATGACCAACAGTTGCCTATAGATTTAAAGGCGGGAATGGTTCATGTATCAGTATTCCCAAGGCCTAACGATAAAGTATCCTCCGTGACCATGGGTAGTGATTGGGTGGAAATTAGCAATGATGGTAAATCTGGCATTGCTTTAGCAGAGATTCGCCGCCAAACAAGAACTTATCAAATTACGGTATGGGCTAATAATTTCTCTATTCGAGATCCTGTAGCAAGTGCCCTAGATAGTGCGCTGGCTATGGTGACAAGGCTAACACTTCCGGATGGAACTAAAGGTATTTTGGCTTATGTGAACTCCGCTCAAAATGATGATGAGCAGAAGATTGGCATTTATCGTAGAGATCTATTTTATTCGGTGAATTATGCAACCACGCTAAATCAGTCATACAAAACAATCCTTGAGGCGGACTCTAACGTAACAGTTGCCGCCGTAGGGAATTTGGAAATCGGGAGATTTAACGTAACCAATCATTAAGGAACATTATGAAAATTCATGTAACCCAAGCATTTGGGTTTTACAAAGTAGGGGATCAAATCACGAATGTGGATGAGATTAAAAAAGTATTAGATTCTGAGCGAATTGGCTATGTTGTCAAAGTCAAAGCAGATCAGGTCAAAAAGCTAAAAGAGTTTAAATCAGAATAAAAGCATTATTCAAATCAACAACAAGCCACCTTCGGGTGGTTTTTTTATGGGAAAAACCATGACAGTATTTCAATCTGGATCAATTAATACCACAGCATTATTTGTGCCTGATGTTTATGTGCAAATTCAAGCGCCTAGTGAAAACTTCTTAAACGGCTTACCTACCAATAGATTGGGCGTAGTCGGAACAGCTCAATGGGGTGCGGTTAATGCTCCAACGATTGTTGGCAGCGTATCTGATTACGTTCAAAAATTCGGCAATATCCAAGCTCGTAAACACGATATGGGTACGGCAGTGTGGGCGGCAGTTTTAAACGGTGCTAATGATATGCGTTGTGTTCGTGTAACCGATGGTACTGATATTGCAGCTTCTGCAACTATTGGTACTACTGGATTGACTGTAGCTGGTATCTATACAGGCTCACTTGGCAATTCATTGCAAGTCACTTTATCTGCTGGTAGCCAAGTTAATTCATGGAAAGCCGTAGTGGTAATGCCCGGACTTGTGCCAGAGGTTTACGACAATATCGGTGGCGGTGCAACACCTTTGACAGCTAATGCTTTATGGATAGCTATTGCAAGCGCAATTAATAACGGCGTATCAGGACTTCGCGGTAAATCACAATTAGTAGTAGTAACTGCTGGTGTTAGCACGGCTGACCCTGTAGCTGGTACAACCCTCCTATCAGGCGGTACAGATGGCGCAACAGGCGTTACATGCGTTACATTGCTTGGCTCTGATGTAAGCCCACGCAAGGGTATGTATGCCCTTAGAAACACTGGTGTTAGCGTAGCCTTCCTTACAGATTGCGACGATTCAACTACTTGGACTGCTCAGGTTGCATTTGGTCTATCCGAAGGTGTTTACATTGTGGCCGTTACCCCAGTTGGCGACACTATCGCTCTCGCAACGGCTGCCAAGGCTGCCGCTGGAATTGATAGTTATGCCATGAAGCTCCTGTTTGGCGATTGGGTTTATTTCAACGACACCGTGAATGGTCAAGTTCGCTTGATTTCACCACAAGGCTTTGTGGCTGGTCGTTTGTCTGCATTAAGCCCTGAACAATCAAGTCTTAATAAGCCTTTGTACGGGATTGTTGGCACACAAAAGAGCTACCAGAATTTGACTTATTCAAATGCTGAATTGTCTGTATTGGCTCAAGCTGGTATTGATCTCATTGCTAATCCGATTCCGGCTGGTAATTCGTTTGGTGTTCGCATTGGTGTGAATACATCAAGCAATGCCGTTATCAATGGCGATAACTACACCCGCATGACTAACTACATTGCTTACACCTTAAATGCTGGTATGGGTTTATATGTTGGTCAATTGCAGTCTCCTAAAGTTCGCATTAACGCATTGGGAACAATCAATGCTTTCTTGAGCAATATGTGGGCGCAGCAGATGATTGGCGATGTCAATAGTCCACAAAACCAACCATTCTCAATCGTATTGGATGCAAGCAATAACCCAGCAAACCGTGTCGCCCTTGGTTATATGCAGATTGATTGCCGGATCACTTACTTCTCAGTAATTACTAAGCTCTTAATTAATGTAGAGGGTGGACAGTCAGTAAAAGTTACCTCACAGAACATTACAGGCCAGTAATCCCCATATCCCGCACTTAGCGGGTTTTTTATATAGCCTCCCAAACGGGGGGCTTTTTTATTGGAAAAAATATGTCCCAAGCTGGTTATTCGTTAGGCCGTGACCTAACTGTAGTTGTAACACTCCCCGATGGTAGTTCATTGAATTTAGGCAAGGTAACCAAGTGGACTGCAAAACAGGACGCTACTGAGCAGAAGATTAAAGGCATTGATGGCATTACCGATCACCTACGCTTCTATGAGGGCTGGTCAGGTTCGTTTGACGTAGAACGCCGTGCAAACGATTTAGACGTTTACTTCTCTACTTTAGAAGCTAACTACTATGCTGGTATTGCTGAGTTGCCTGTAACTATTCAACAAACAATCTCCGAGCCAAGTGGTTCAGTTTCCCAATATTCATTTCAAGGCGCATTGCTTAAATTTGATGACGCTGGAGATTGGATGGGCGACAAAGCAGTAAGCCAAAAAATGAGTTTCGTAGCTTCCCGCCGCATCAAACAGGCTTAAACATCAAAGCAAAAACCCTTAGCGCTATCAACGTCTAAGGGTTTTTTAATCCGATCACTGATAAGGCAGCGAAAGAATATGTATGGATTTTAACGCAAATAAAGAGGTTTTAGCCATGGCTGAAATTTTAGAAAGAAGTAAGGAGCTCAGGAGATTGATCCTTGGCGCTGAAATTGTCATAGGGATATTTGCAATAGCTTCTCTATTACACGCAATACGTTGGTGGTGATCCACAAACGGCAATAAACGCATGACCCCCCTTTGTGCGGATAGGGTCGCTTCCCGAAAAGTGGGGTACACCTCCCACCTTCCGCACACCTTTAAATGGTGATTTATGAGAGTAAAAAATGTCTGAAAAAAAACCCGTTAATTTAACTGTTAGCCCAAGCGAACAGATTATTAAATCCGCAACAAAAGAGTTTGAAGTCATCGACTCTATCGGTAGGTGTATTGTCATTAAGAAGCCTAATCCATTGGCAAACCTTGATTTTGCTAAAGCAGCCGGAGGGGAAAAGGTTAATGTGAATTATTGGGGTGAGGTATTTCACCTAAAATATGTTTCATCAATTGATGGGCAACCGGTTTCATGCCCTAGCACAGAGGGCGAGCTCAGAGCCCTATATAAGCGACTTGGTGATGAGGGGAATGAAGCAGCAATGCTTGGTGTCTTTAACCACATCCTGAGCGAAGATTCAAAAGAGAAGGGTGAGTTTGAGTTAAAAAACTCCTAACGGACAATGCCATAAGAGATTGCTTATGGCTTGTCCACAACGGCATACCATTTGATGTTGCCTTTGCGCTTGATGATGTAACGAGAATGGCTTTTTCAATTAAATTCCAAGAATTTAATGGTGAAGAATTCGATGTGAACACAATGCAATTTAAGGATAAATAGTGAAGTCATTTGGTGATTTAGGATCATTTGCATCGGAGTTGGTAGCCGTAGAAGTTAGGTTTCACATGAACCTCGCAAGAGGTCTTGATAGGGTTGCAAAAAAAGTTAAACAGACGGCAAAAGATGAGTTAGGAGAGTATCAGCAGGAAATAGGGCCATTTCAAAGTTGGGATGAGCTTGCTGATAGCACTAAAAAAGATAGGCTATCTCAGGGGTTTAGTGAAAATGACCCATTACTAAGAACAGGCGAACTTCGCAACTCTATTGAGCATCAAACCGATGTAAACAAATTAGAGGCATCAATCGGCTCTAATTCTGATATAGCGGTATGGCAAGAGTTGGGTACTGCAAAAATTCCACCAAGACCATTTTTAGGTGCTGCTGTAGAACTCAATAGAGAAGCAATTAAAAGGATTGTTGGCGGCGCAGCAATCTCTGGGTTGCTTGGTGAAAGTTCTATATCACAAGATTTTGAGTATGACCACAATATCAGCGAAAGTTAAAAAAGGCTGGATATTACGGCAAAGACAATAATTGCGCCGATAAGCATTGGAATGATGGAAATAAGCCCAATAAGTAAAGACCCAATGAGGATGAGTATCTTCCCATCTAAACTAATTTTGGCGTTATCACTATTTTTATCAACCTCAATTATTGGGTTTGATTCATGGCGCTCCCATTTTTGGCTCTTTATTGATTGCCTTATGTGTGGGTACTGAATAAAGCTAAATTTATCGGCTAAAACTGTTTGTATTTTTTCGATTGATTTCATTGAGCTTTCTCTAGGAATTCTTGTGGCGCAAAGTATATGAACTGCTCTTTATTCGTCTGATATGGCTGAAATTTGATTTTTATAAAAAGAAGATCATTTTTATCGGAACTTACAACAGATGCAATTCCAGTATTTGTGTTGAGCATATCCCTGCATAGTACGCTTATGTCATAGCCTAAATTATTTGCGTACCAGTTTGGGTGCCTTCCAAGCAATTGAGAGTGCGCCATATTTAAAGCCTGCTCTGCCGATTCCCTAGTACTGCAAACATGGCCCGGGCTGATTAATCTGACTTTATCCCCAGCTTTAGGGCTTCCCATATTAGCTCCATAGCTAACAGATGCTAAAAGAATCGACAAAAAAAGAGAGAATTTGATGAGCATAGATGCCTATAAGATTGCGGTAAAAATAGCGCTTGTAGAAAATGTTACGGCTGGTCTGGCCAGTATGTCAAAGCATTTTGCCACAGCAAATTTAGGGGCAAAAGAATTAAACGCCCAATTAAAGCGGATTGGTCAAACTGCAATGATTGGCGGTGGGCTGGTAGCAATGGGTGGTATTGGGATTCATATGTTTAAGGGTCCACTGGATGAGGCAAAAAAATACCAGCAGGAAATGGGCAAGCTATCTGCTCAAGGTGTTGGCGATTCCGCGTTGGTGCAGGCCGATAAGTTTGCTAGGGCTCAGAAAATAATGGGCGCCAGTGCAACTGATACCATGAAGATGCTATCCGAAACCACATCAATCCTAAGAGATCAGCATGAAGCGGAGGCTGTGACGCCAATGCTTCTAAAGATGAAGTTTGGGATTGAATCGGTAATGGGTAATGGTCATGGGGCTAACATGGAGCAGCAATTCATGGCGGCATTAAAGGTCGGTGAATTGCGTGGCGCTGTAACGGATAGGGTTACAGGAAAATTTAGCGAAGAAAAGCTAAAGGAAACGATGGACTTTATGACCCGGGCTTATACAGCATCAGGCGGTCTGGTAAAGCCATCGGATTACCTTGCAATGATTAAAACTGGCGGTGTAGCCGCCAAAGGCTTAGACGATCAAGCGTTCTATTTTGGTTTGATGCACATGATGCAAGAGCAACGCGGCTCTAGGGTTGGCACTAGCTTAATGTCCGGATTTCAAAATATGTATATGGGGAGAACAACCCAACAAGTAGCGGAGTTGATGGCTAAAGATGGATTGCTAGATAAATCAAAAATACATTATGGGAAAACTGGCCATGTCACAAAGCTAGACTCTGAGTCAATCGTTCAGGCTGACTTGTTCAAAACGGATCAATTTAGATACATGAATGAGGTAATCATTCCAAGGCTGAAAAAGCAGGGCATTAAGGATGGCGATGAAATGCAAATGGCTATAGCAAAGCTATTTAGCAATCGCACCGCCGGCAATCTTTGGACCTCTATGTATATGGAGCGATTCAACATTCAAAAGCATATAGATGCTGCACAAGGAGCGATGGGGATTGACGATCTCGCCAAGGCTGGATCAAAAACACTGATGGGTCAGGAAATTCAATATGAAGCCAAGTTAGCAAGTCTTAAATTGGAGCTCGGCCAGAAAATCTTGCCGATAGCCATTAAGTCTCTAGAGATATTAATTAGCGTTATTGACAAGATTACGGATTTCACCAAGAAATACCCGACCATAACGGAATTTATCTTAAAGACATTTGCGCTTATTGCCGGTATTGCATTGGCAAGAGGGGCTATGATGTTATTTACAGCATCTTTAATGGGTCTTGACCTATTGAAGCCTGCCGCAATTGCTATGCAAATTTTAGGAGCATCGCTTCCTACTGTTTCTGCTGGAGCTGCTGTGTCATCCACTGGAATTGGAAGGTTGGGCGCATCAATTGGATCTCTGGCGGCTGGAGGAACAATTATTATGACTGCTGTTGCTGGTATTGGTCTTTTAGTTGGGGCTGTTTCCGCAATGTCTTGGGTGCTTTCAAGGGATATTTTCAACAGCAAAACTGATAGCTCTCACCCTGGTCAGCATTGGAGGCCTGATGGTAGGGGCGTTAAAACTGGCACATGGATTGATGATGCTACTGGTATGCCTGCCTCTCAAGCGCAAAAAATAGCGGCTGCAAAAAAAGACCATGAGGGTGAGCATTTTGTACGAGCAGGAAGGAGCGGTACATGGGTAAAAAATGCTGAAAAGCCAATTCAAGTAAATACATCTATTCAGATAAATAGCAGAGAAGTTGCTAGAGCTGTAACCACCCATCAAGCAATAGAAGCAAATAGACCCTCATTAAGTGGATCTCAATATGACCCATCCATGAGTCCTAGATCCGTAGGAGTTAATTAATGTCATTTCCAAATACACTATTAACGCTTAAAAATCCTAAGACGCTTGAGTTCTTCTCATTCGCACGCTATGAGATTCCGCAAACCATTAACTTTGGCGGCGATCAACGAATGACTGTCCATGAGCGTGTAGGAGGCTCTAGGGTGGTTGATGTAATGGGTGCTACCCAAGACAACATCGAATGGTCGGGCCACTTTGTAGGCTCTCAGGGTGTGGCTAGAGCGAAGTACCTTGACGGGTTAAGAAAAGGTGGCAAGAAGTGGATTCTCTCTTGGAGTCAATTTCGATTTGAGGTGGTTATTAAGTCGTTTAAGTGCGACTTCCACCAGTTCTATAGGCTCACTTACAAAATCTCCTTTGAGGTAGTTCAAGACTTAACCACTCCAATTCTATCCAAGCCTCTACCTAGCGTAGATCAGCTTATTGGAGATGACTTCGGGGCATTAGGTTTACTCGCTGGCGGCTTAGATGATGCCACTCTGTCATCCATGTTGATTACTGCCAATATTGCTTTAGCTACTGCTGGCAACTTGAAAAATGCTTCCCCTAGCTCACTCCTAGCGTTAGCGCTTCCTTTGGCGGCAATGGGATCACAAGTAGGAACGCTCTTAACTGCAAACTCCACTTTAATTAGCGGCACTTCGTCGGTTGGCGGCGTAGTCTCTGGTGCAGGCATTTCTTCTCAAACTGCTGGATTCGCCACGCAAGCCAATGCCGTATCTACAGGGATTGCGCTAGTAAGTGCTGCCTCTGTTATTGGGCGCATACAGAATAACTTGAGGACTATTGGAAAATGAGTAAGCAAATTACAGTAGCTGGTGGAAACCTATATCAGATTGCTTCGCAGTATTACGGCGACCCAATGGGCTGGGTGCAAATTGCCCAAGCCAATGGCTTAACCGACCCACAATTAATCGGAATAGTTACTTTAAATATTCCTGACTACAACAAAATTAATACAGGTATTTGGAATGCTTAATACTTCCGATGAGGTGATGATGCCTATGGCTAGACAGCCAAGAGGCGCCATCAAATTAAGCGGTACAGTAATTGTTAGAGATGATGCTGGAGTTGAGAAATCAAGGGCCACCACAAATGTAACCCTGTTCGATTGCTGGGAGTCATGGGAAGTTGAAAATAATACTTTCCGTGGCGCTGATACTTTCAGAATCCATTTAATTTCTTCAATTCTGCCAATAGGCATGGGCATTGAGTGGTTTTCTAATCAATCCTTTATTAGCGCTCAGATATACGCCAATGAAGATCCATTAAGCCCTGAGAACTACCTACCTAGTGATGAAGATAGCCTTATTTATGGCTCTGTTGATGAGATTAGCTACAACCCCGTTCGAGGAACTATTGAGCTTCATGGTCGTGATTTAACGGCATTGTTGATTGATACCAAGTCGAGCGATCACTATGTAAATGAGACCTCCAGCGGAATAGCTACCTTACTTGCTAAAAAGCATGGTTTAGGCGTAAAGAACATTACACCCACTAAAACAAAAGCAGGTGTTTATTACCAAATAGACCATGACAATGTTAAGACCGATTCAAGCGACTGGGATCTACTAATATTTCTCGCAAATATGGAAGGGTTCTTAGTCTATATCTCAGGCAAAGAATTATTCTTCGGAAAGCAAAAAGTGGAGAAGGACGTTTATCTCTTAAATTGGGACGAATCAAATGAAAATCGTGCTTATCCAATATCTAATGCAGTAGAGCTTTCATTCTCAAGGGCGCTCCATATATCTAAGGGCGTTACTGTTGAGATTCATAGCTGGAATTCAAAGCAAAAAACAGGATTCTCCGCATACTTCCCAAAAGCCAGTAAGGGGATTAAGCCGGGGCAATCCGTTCCACATACTACGAATTACCGCTATACAGTCCCAAACTTAACGCAAGAGCAAGCGACTAAAGAAGCCGTTACACGATACGGTCAAATTGTGGCGCATGAGATGACATTAACGGCTTATATGCCTGCTGATTCCATCTTAAATTGCGAAATGTTGCTAAGAGTGCAGGGGACAAATAGTAGTTTTGACCAAGACTATTTCCCTGATAGCGTAATGCGCTCCATGAGTACCCATGAAGGCTACAGAATGAATATAAGAGCTAAAAATACAAGTCCTGATTTGGTGGTTACATCGTGATGCGCCATTTTTTAAATAGTGTTAAAGCTACTGCACAAATGGCTAACCAAGGCTTAAATACACGCCAAGGCACTATTTCAGGGTATGACCCATCTACCTATAGCGTTAAAGTAATGATTCAGCCTGACGGAGTTTTAACAGGCTGGATTCCTCTTAAATCTCTTTGGATAGGCAATGGGTGGGGCTTATTTAGCCCTCCATCTATCGGTGATGCAGTCGAGATCAATTATCAGGAAGCAGATGGATTTGGTGGCTCTGTTGGCTTGAGATTTTTTAACGATCAAGACCGCCCATTGCCTTGTCCTTCGGGTGAGTTTTGGTTAGTTCATAAAAGCGGATCTTTACTAAAATTTCACAATGATGGAACGGTGGAGGCGGTTACCTCATCAGACTTAAATGCAACTGTAGGTGGCAATTTGACTGCAAGCGTCAAAGGAGATGCCTCAATTACGGCGGCTGGAAATATGCTGTTAAAGGCTATTAACTTGACAGTTAACGCCATTACGACATTTACAAAAGCAGTGACAGTACAAGGTCTCTTAACTTATCAATCCGGTATGTCAGGAAGCAATAGCGGAGGCGGTAAAGGCGCAAGTATTTCTGGAGGCGTTACCAATACTGGAGGCGGCATCTCTAGCAATGGTATTGATCTTGAGGCACATCACCATACTGCACAGGGTCAAAGCGCAGCAACTACTAAGGCACAGGCATGACATTAAATGATCTTTACCACTACATCGGATCAGATTTAAGCACTTCATCTTCCGGGGATTTATTAAGCGTGAGCGATACAGTCTTAGGCCAACAAAGGGTTCTAAGAAGGTTATTAACAAACCCCGGCGATTATCTATTTCATCCTGATTACGGCGCTGGGATTGCTCAGTACATTGGTCAACTTGCCGATATTCCCAAAATTACCGCTCTTATTCAAGGGCAGTTATTTTTAGAGGAAGCGGTTTCAAGATCATCTCAACCTGTAATCAATGTAACACCGATTAATGGTGGAATTACTGGTGGAATTTTTGTAGAAATTCAATACGAAGATGCTGTTACTGGTAACCCAGTCAATCTAAATTTTAATGTGAACCAATAATGGCAAATCTACAAATTAAAAGTTTTCAGCAATTAGTTCAGGATCAAGTAACCGCCATTCAAGGTAGTAGCTCGTCCTTAGTTGATTTATCCATTGGTAGTATTTTGAGATCAATCGTGGAATCAAGCTCTGCCGTTGCAATGTGGTTACAGGGCATGATCCTGCAATTGCTCGCCATAACAAGGGCTACAACCTCCACAGGATCGGACTTAGATTCTTGGGTAGCCGATTATGGGATTACTCGCTTGCCTGCAAATAGGGCTACAGGTCGAGTAACATTTTCAAGATTCACAGCCACAAACCAAGCCACCATTCCAGTTGGGGCTTTAGTTCAAAGTTCTGACGGCTCTCAGCAATACGCTGTAACGGCAGATACGACTAATATTAACTTTTACCAAGGTTCAGGGTTGTATATCCTGCTTGCTGGGGTTCAGTCTATAACTATTCCAGTTCAAGCGGTTATTGCTGGCTTCTCAGCTAACGCAGCCATTGGCGGCATAAATACTGTCGCACAATCAATTCCCGGTGTTGATGCAGTAACAAATAGCGCTGCCATTGAGAACGGCTCAGATGCAGAGTCCGACGCAGATTTAAGGGCTAGATTTATCGCCTATATCGCAAGTCTTTCCAAGGCTACAAAACAGTCAGTAGGCTATGCTGCCTCAAGCCTTCAAATAGGGCTGAGTTATGTTCTTGTTGAAAATCAGCAATTAGACGGAACTCCAAAGCTAGGCTACTTCTATTTGGTGGTGGATGATGGCACGGGTTATCCGTCTAGCTCTCTACTATCAAGCGTTTATAACTCAGTAGATGCAGTTAGACCTATTACTTCAACATTTGGAATTTTTGCGCCAACAGTATTAATGGCTGATGTTTCTCTAGTCATCACCATAGATCCGGCCTATAACAATTCCGCAACAATTGACATTGTTAGCTTGGCAATTAAAGACTATGTAAATAGCCTTGGTCTTGGTGTGTCACTTGCAAATACAAGACTTGTGCAAGTGGCTTACGGTGCATCAAGTGGCGTTATCAATGTTTCACAAATAGCTATAAATGGGTTATCTAGTGATTTTTCTGCTGGATATAACAATTCAATTAAATCTGGCTCAATAGTAGTCACATCGGGATAATATGGCGCTTAACTCAAAAACTGGACCAGTCAAAGACTTAGGTGTTGGAACTGAGGGAAATATATTTGATAGGCTTTTATCGTTACTACCGAATTGGTATAGCGATGGCACTCCTATATTAAGCGCTCTATTACAGGGGATTGCTTATACATACAGTTTCATTTACTCCTTGATTCGTTACGCAACATATCAAACAAGAATATCCACCGCTACTGGTGGCTGGCTAGATATGATTGCCTATGACTATTACGGCAATTCATTAGTACGAGGCCCGGTACAGTCGGACGATTCTTTCAGGCGAGAAATCCTCATGGGGTTATTTCAGGAGAAGGCTACTAGAAAGGCCATAAATAATGTCGTTTTTCAATTAACCGGGTCAACACCTAGAATATTCGAGCCTCTACGAGTTCCCGATACAGGCGCTTATGGCGCTCCCAATTTTGGGTATGGTTTAGCGGGCGGATATGGCTCCGATCTTTTGCCTTATCAGGCATTTATCAAGGTCAAGGCATTGCCTAGAGTGGGTATTCCTTTTATTGCCGGCTACGGATCTTCTGTAGGGGCGTATAGAACTCCATCGCAAGAAGAATATTTCCCTATCGGCTCTCTAGTAAGTCAGGTTACGGACGCACAAATCTATTCAGCTTTAGATAAAACCAAACCAGTAGCCACAATCCTTTGGGTTAATACTCCGAATTAACCAAGCGACTAATTAAGTATTTCCACCTAAACCCGCATCTAGCGGGTTTTTTCATATCAAGGTTAAAAAATGGATCGTCAGATCGTATTCCCCGGGGCCGTGCCTTTAGAGACCGATTTATTGAATACCAATAAATTTGCCATGGTTGGCTTATCAAAACTAGCCTCTGCAATTCTTGGTACATCAAACACGGTTAATGGATTAGCTTGCGCTGCATCAAGCCCAGCCTCCATGACTGTAAGTATCTCCGCTGGTGAGATTTATAGCCTACAAAATATTGATGGCTCTGCGTATAGCTCGCTCCCAGCAGATACAACTCACCAAATTGTTAAGCAGGGTGTTTTGCTAGATGCAATCACCTTAAATTGCCCAGCACCAACAACAAATGGATTCAGCATTAATTATCTAATTGAGGCTGCATATCAAGACGTTGATGAAAACCCAGTATTGCTTCCTTATTACAACGCTAGTAATCCATCGCAATCATTTAGCGGCCAGAATAATAGCGGAGCAAGCCAAAACACAATTAGAAGTGGATTCTGCTCAATTCAAGTAAAAGCTGGTATTTCTGCCACTACTGGCAATCAGCTTACTCCGGCAGCTCATGTTGGATATACGGGTCTTTGGGTGGTTACAGTATCTTCCACGACTACATCAATTACCTCCTCAAATATCTCATTGCTTAGTGGCGCTCCATTTATTAATGAAACGCTTACACAGAAAATCAGCAAAGTAACGGCAGATAGCCTTTACGCAACACCAGCTCAAGTTAGTCAATTAATCGAACAGTACGCTGGACAAGCTATTCAGCTAACAGGCGCAAGCAATGTATTTACTGGCTCTGTAGTTCCGGCGATTACATCGAACGCTTCATTAGGTGAGCCTGTAACTGTTTATCTCCCTTCGCCTGTTACAGGGGCAGCAACGATCAATTTGGGTGGTGGCGCTACTGCATTAGTGGATGCACAAGGAAACGTATTTAGCACAACTAATACGATCCCAGCCGGCGCTTCAATCGTTCAATACAACGCTGTTTTGTCTAAGTTCCAAGTTATTGGATTAGGCGGTATTGACCAAGTGGCAAGGAATTCAGCCGCACAAGCATTGAGCTTAATTGGCGGGTCTAACTTTGTATCAACCAATTGGACTGTTAAGCAAGTTGGC